TCCGGTCTGCCTCCGTCATCGCCAGGAATCGCCGTTGCGCCATTCGCGGAGTCCCGCGCTGATGGTATTTCGCATACGGCGTTCGCGTTCCGTAAGTCAGTGATTGCCGCTGCACGTCTTCAACCGCCTCGCCATTCGCTCCCAGCAATGAGCCGAACATTCGATCAGTCGCACGGAGAATCGGCTGACCGGGATATTTGACGGCTTTCCATTTCGCGTAAGCCGGACTCAGTGGCTTCCAGTTCTGCCCAATGCGCGCGCCTTGACTGGCGAACGTGCCAACCATCGCCCTTCGCAGATAGACCAACACGGAACGCCACGCTGGGCGCAGGTCGCGCAGACGTTCGGCCAACGCCCGAAGCCCTTTCACTGCCGCTGAAATGTCGCATTCGACTTTGATCATTCATCAAGTCCTACGGGTTTAACCGTCCAAACCCACTCGCGCGGATTGGCAATTGGCGGTATCGGATGGCTATCCCGCTCATACCGAAAGCCGCCCGTCCCGAAAAACACCACGTTTGCAAAGTCAACGTCCCGATCAGTCACGCGGATTTCGAGAAACCTGAAACCCGGCTGACCCTGTTCGAGCAACGTCCATCCGGTCGTAATCGAATCAATCAAATCACCATTGTCGTCGTACAAATTCAACGTCAAATCGGCGTCTTGCACATGCGCGCGGAAATCATCATAGAGCGTCGCAAATTCAGCCGTGATTTCATCGGATAGCGACATCACGCCCTCGCCAGCAGGCTCACGCCCGCGCCAGTGAGCAGAAAGCCGCTCAGTTCAGTTGATGCCAACTCCGCCATCGAGCCGCTATCAGAACCGCCGGTTTTGTATTCAATCAGCCCTTGCGCGTTCTGAATGATCCGCCGCTTGAATTGACTGCTGGCAGTCCAGAGCGTTGATTGCTGCGCCGCAATCGCCTGCTCGCACTGCGCGTTTTTGACCGGGGCAGGGATTGCATTCGACGGCCAGAATCTGCCGCGCAGATCGTATAGACCGCTCGTCGCGCCGGTCAGAGTCTCGAATCCTGTGCGAATCTGCCGCCGTGTGCTGCGCTCAATCGGCCTGATGGCCACGCGCGGCCACGAGAGCGGTTGCGTGACTTCGAGAAGTCCACCAATCCAGCCCAGCGCATTCAAAGATCGCATCGCCCACAGCAGCAGTTTCTTCTTGTCCTCATCATCATTGAGATTTGTCCACGCGCTCGAATTCGGCCTTTGGTCAAAATAGGTATTGGCATAGGTCAAATCGGCGAACGTGTTGCCTGCCGCCTGAATGACGCCATTGACATCAAGTGCTGTGACCAGAGTTATCGCCATTTACTGTTTTCTTGGCTTGCCTCTACCGGTTGACAGGTGAGCCGCCTCGCTCAGTTCATCGGGAATCGGAGCGACAACCGGCGCGGGAATGCCCTGCCGCGCTTCAACAAAAAGCGTATGACGGCTTTCGTCGTAGTCTTCTTTGTTGATCACCACGTACCCGCCCGGCGCGCTATCATCGCGGATTTTGACCGTCTCGCAGATTTCCATAATCAGTTTCGTTTTGGATTGAGCGAGTTCGATCCTCGCTCAATCCGAATGATCAATTTAGCCAAGCAAAACCGCCTGATGCTCCGGCTTGATGCCCGCCACACCCCAGGCAAGCGACACTTCCAAAAAGTGAGCGTGGTAGCCATCGTAGCGAGCGACTTCAAACACAAGGCCGGTATTCGGATCAGTGAGCATCATCCGGTCACTCGCCATATCCCTGCCGCCCGGCAGGTACGGCGCGCGCGCCAACAGGATCAAGGCCGAACGATGGAAAGCCATATTCTGCACGCCCGCATTGCCGACCGTGATCGCCGTTGCTGATGTCGGAATCGCTACGCGCAGGCCTGGGGCCTGCAAAACGATTGTTCCGCCGTTGGACACATCCGCATCGCCAGTCTTCACGATGTATTTATTCGTGTCGCCTGCGAACGTCACGACATCGCCCGCGAGAATCGTTCCGGTTCCAGCCGAGGCCAACGTGATCGTGGTTGCGCCGACCGCATAGCCCGTGGCGTCCGTTGTTGAGCCGGAAGCTGTGCCTTTGGTGTGGGTTTTGATTTGCGCTGATTCACGGATGGCGAATCCGTGCAGGTTGATCAATTCGCCGAGCCGTTGCACTTCGTCAGTCCCGGCCTCGTTGACCTTCGTGAGTTGCGCCAGAGTGCGCAAAGCTGCGCCACCCGCAGTATTGATCACCAGTTGCCTGTCGCCAGCTGGCGCGCCGTTATCGTCGAGGATTTTGCGGATTTGCGCCGGATCACCGAGGTTTGACGCGAAAGGCGTTGTTCCCGGAGTCCCGTAAGCGCGGGAGGCTTTTGTGTAGAGCGCGCCAAGGTCGGATTCGATTTCGTTCGTCAGAGTCCGCAGAGCCTGCGCGGTTTCGTCGCGCACAACGTTATCAATCCCCGGCCCATTCTCCGTAATGCTCTGTTGCTCTTCCCCGCTCCACGGAATTTGAACGGCGCGCGATTTCGTGATGGCCATATCTACGTAGCCAATCGTTACGCCGTTCGGGGTCGGCGGAGTCATCGCCGGCGTGATGTCCACCGCCGAGAACGGCGGCACAACGTGGACACGGACAACTTCGTCTTTCGCCGCCCGCGCGGAGGCCGCGTCGATCGTCACGGCGGGAATCAGTCCGGTCAGTTCACGCGAAACGATGTCGCGCGCGGCGTACAGAGTCGGAATCAACCCGGTCAGAGTATTTGCGAGTGCCATAGATTTTTCCTCTCAATCCCTGACCGTTCGGTAGGGATGTTAGTCAACGATGCTGACGCCACTTTTGATTTTGGCGTCTCTGTCAGATTGCGAGAGCTTATCGAACGCGGCGCGCGTGATGGTCTTTGCGCCTTGTCCGTTGTTCGCTCCCTGTTTGTGTTTCCCGCTGCCGCCTCCGGCCTCGCGGGCTTCGTACAGGTAATCAAATTCCTTAAAGAGCAGTTCTTTGACGGCCTTTTCCGGCGTAGTCTCAACGGCAGCTTTACCGTTTTCGAGGTAGACAAGCTCTCCGTCTTCGCGGGCGAAACGGCTTCTGACTGCGCTCTTCCACGTTGCTAGCCGTTTCGGGATCACCCCGTGTTCGAGCGCAAGCGCATCAAGCGCCAGGTCAAGCTCTCGTTCCTCGAATTTGCGCTCAAGTGCGGCGATGGCATCATCTTTCTGTTTGATTGTCAGGTCATATTGTCCTTTGACTTTGGCAATCTCAGCTTTGATTTGCGCGCGGATCGCCTTTTCGTCCGGCTTGCCCTTGCTCTTATCATCATCGTCGTCATCGCCTTGTGAGTCGCGCCATTCCTGGAACTTTGTCCAAGTTTCGTCGTCAACGTCCTTGAACTTGCTCAGCTTCTCAGCATCTTTCAGTTTGCCGAGTAGCTCTTTGTTTTTTTTGAGCAATCCGGCTTTCGCCGACTCTTCGAGCTTCGCGCGATTCAGTTGAAACTTGCCGTCTTCGGTCTCTTCAAAAAACTGTTTGTCGGTTTCCTCAACGTCGTTGAGGTTTTCGAGAATGATCTTCATTGGTGTGCCCTCTGCGTTGCTTCGGGGTTGATGGTTGGTGTGGCGTTGCCACAAAAGAAAAAGGCCGGAAAAAGAAGCCCTGCGCGTCACGCTTGCTTCATTTTTCCGGCCCTCCGATATTTCGATACCGGCTTGCCTATTGGAGATTCAAATAAAGTCTAAACCTTCTGTGCCTTTGACTCAAGCCTTTTGCCATTCGGCCACAAGAGTTTTTCGATTGCCCGGAGTTGGAGCAAAAGCCCCTCGCGCCATTGCAACAGCAGTTCGCGCGGCAACGTGGCCAATTGCGGCTCAGTCTGAGGCTTTCGATCAGTCAGCTTGATTATCTTCGTTTCCATCGCTCAGCCTGAAACAGCGAAACTCAAGTGGCATCCAGGCGCGCTTTCGGCTACTCCTGTTGTACCACCAATCGAATTGAAACCAATAGCCAGCAAGCCACCAGCAAAGGCGATAAGATAAATTTGTGTCGTAGACATGCTTCATTCTTTGCTCTCCGGTTCTGTATCTTTCGGCTCAGTCTCCGGCATCCTCTTCATCTTCATTTTTATCTGCGCCTCAATGTTGGCCAATTCAGCTACCGCGTTGAAATCATCCGGCAACAATCCCGCGCGTTGCTCGATTGCCCAGAGCGTTTCAAGG